CTAGTAGCAATATTCTTTTGTTTGCAAGCAGGTAAACATGGGCTGTTTCTTAATATCTTTTTGTTTGGGAAACACCTTTTTCCCACTTATTTACAGCCGGGGTGGATACTCCCAAAAGCTCGGCGATTTGTTCTTGTGTTAATGACAATTCCTTCCGTTTTTCTCGGATAATTTGATTGATTTTCATAAGCAAACCTCCTTTGTGTTTATGCCTTTATGATAGCAGAGTAGGCTTTAAGGAACAATAGAGCTATTGTTAAATTGATGATTTACAAAATTAACCAAAAGTTAAAAACGGAATAGTCAGCTGCTGTCTATCAAATTCTTAGTTGCTACTTTACCACACATGAGCATTATCCCCCGGCTTCATGCCCGGCTTATCCTTGATTGGTTCGGAAGTAGCCTTTGTCAGTTCCGCATCAATAGCAGCCTGTCTCTGCAATCTCTCTATTTCCTTACCAAGTGCCACCACATCCGCTTCCATTCTTTCGTAAGTCGCATTGTCCTCTGCAGAAATCAGACCATCACTGCCCCTTCTGGAATCCAAAAATGCCTTGGCAGTTTCCCATGCTTTCTTTCTCTTTTCCATTAATTCCAATACTGTACTCATATTCATTGCCCTCCTTATGGCTTTAACAGACTGAGCCTCTTTTCAAGCTCGCTAATGTTTACCTTTTTCTCCGGCTTTCCCGGAATCAGCTTATTAAAAAAGGAATTTGTAACAGCCGACCTTGAAAACAGGATGGCTTCCAATTCCTCTTCCTTCTCTTCTTTCTTTTCTTCCGGATTTTCCTCTTTTTCCTTATCAAAGAGAATTTCATCCGCAAACCCTAGTTCTACAGCTTTCTTTGCATTGAACCAGGACTCTGCATCCATCAGATGTGAGATTTTCGTGCGGTTCAATCCGGTTTTGATTTCATAGGCATTCATAATGGATTCTTTGACTTCGTCAAGCATCTCGATTGCCTTTTTCATCTCTGCTGTATCTCCAATGGCTATCGTAGCCGGGTTGTGGATCATCATCATTGCCACCGGACTCATCAGCACCTTCGTTCCTGCCATTGCAATCACGGAAGCTGCCGAAGCGGCAAGACCGTCAATCTTCACAGTCACGTTGCCTTTATAATCCATCAGCATGTTGTAGATTTGGGCAGCTGCAAACACATCACCGCCCGGACTGTTTATCCATACGGTAATGTCCCCTTCGCCGGATAACAGTTCGTCTTTAAATAACTTAGGGGTAACCTCATCCCCGTACCATGTTTCATCTGAGATTTCTCCATTTAAAAAGAGGGTTCTTTCCCCCTCATTTCTGACCCAGTTCCAAAACTTTCGTTTCATCGTAGACCTCCTCTGTTTCTATTGTCTGGTGGTTGCTGCGGTTCGGTTTCCTCTGACGTGCTTTCCGTTCTCTCTTTGGCAAATGCTCCTGCATCCTTCAGCTTCGTCATCGCACCGTTCACAAGGTACAGATTGCCACCTTCCTCTTCCGGTAATGGATTCATATCTTCCATTTCACGGATATCGTTGGTTGACAGCCAACCATTCTGTCTGCCGATGGCGTAACCATTCATTCTGCTCTGATAATCCCCACGGAGCAGACCGTCCACATTCAACTTTATAAAAAACTCTTTTTTCTCTTCCGGCAGAAAAAGGGATTTTTTAAGTGCCTGTTCCCATCGGATTACCCACGGGTCAAGTGTGTATTTCACAAACTCCAAAGACTGCTGCTCAATATTAGAAAAACTGCTCTTTTCCAAATCACCGACCATATGTGGCGGTATCCGAAACAGCCTTGCAATTTCGTTAATCTGAAACTTTCTTGTTTCCAGGAACTGCGCCTCCTCCGGTGGGATACCTATCTGCTGATATTTCATCCCTTCCTCAAGTACGGCAATCTTGTGGGCATTGGTCGTTCCACGATACACTGCATTCCAAGAATCCCTTACCTTTGCCGGGTCTTTCAACACACCCGGATGCTCCAACACACCACCGGGATTTGCACCATTAGCAAAAAAACTGGCACCATATTCCTCACAGGCCATCGTCATACCGACAGCATTCCTTGCCATTGCAATAGGTGAGTAACCGATAAGACCATCAAATCCAAGTCCGGGAATATGAAGCACATCCTCCTGCCTTAAGATGATATCTCCCATCTTTTTCATGTTGGGATTCTCATCTGTATAACGGGAATACACATAATACAGCACTCCATTACTGTCCCTCTCCACACTCATCTTGTTTGGAAGTAGCGGATACAGAGAAAGCACCTCGCCTTTCCCATTTCGTATGATCTGTGCATATGCATTTCCCCAAATTAAAAGATGACTCATCAGCGTTTCTCTGAACACAAATGAAGTCATCTCCGGGTTTGGCTCATCATGGAGCAGCGTATAAAGCGGGTGGTCACAAACAATTTCCTTCCCACCGTCTTTGTATCGATATACATGAATTGGAAGCGATGCGATTGCTTCTGACAAAATCCTCACACATGCATAAACTGCAGTAGTCTGCATGGCTGTCATTTCATTGACGCTCTTTCCGCTGGTGCTTCGTCCGAAATTGAATGTATACTCACCATTGCTGTAATTCCGTACAGGCTTATCCCTCGCCTGACCGAAACCAAACAAACTTTTTATTCCCATCTGCTATCCCTCCAATGCCTGATTGATTGCTTCCCTTATGAGAAAGAAGCCTAATATGCTGACCAAAATCATGTCATCCTCCTAAAACACCAGAATTCCTCTGGCATCGTACACACTGCCATCACTTCCCTGATTACGGATTGCACGGTCAAGTGCCATGACGGTTGCGACTGCAGCATCAATTTTCTCTGTGGATTTTTCTTTATCCATTTTGATATTTCCGGCAGGGTCTTGTCTGACATACACGTTATCCATCATCCAACGGAGAACCTTATGCCCACCGTGGGCAATTCGCTCCTCAAGTGTCAGCTTCATAAGTTCCTTCGTTGGCGGACTCATATCCTTATACCCCTGCCCGAAAGGAACAACAGTAAATCCCATACCTTCCAAATCCTGCACCATCTGCGTTGCACCCCAACGGTCAAATGCAATTTCTTTTATGTGGTACTTCGTACCAAGTTCCTCTATAAATTTCTCTATAAAACCATAATGAATGACATTTCCTTCCGTGGTTTCCAGACTCCCTTCTGCCGCCCACACATCATAAGGAACATGATCCCTTCTGACACGGAGTCTCATGTTATCTTCCGGTATCCAGCAGTATGGTAAAATGATGTATTTTTCTTCATCATTTCTTGGTGGAAACACAAGTACAAATGCCGTGATATCCGATGTACTCGAAAGGTCTAAACCGCCATAGCAGGTTCTTCCGATAAGTTCCTCCTCATTTACGGGGAATGCACACGCATCCCATTTATCCATCTGCATCCAACGGGTAGACTGTTTTACCCATTGGTTTAATCGAAGTTGCCGGAAGATATTCTCTTCTGCAGCATTTTCCCTTGCACTGATGTAAGCATTTCGAACCTTTTCAATATCGATGGTTTCTCCAAGGGAAGGATTGGCTTTATACCATGTGGCTTCGCTCGTCCAGTCATCCTCATCGGATGCACCATAAATCACGGGATAGAATGTCGGGTCAATTTTTCTGCCCTCTATAATGTCAACAGCTTTTTGGTGCTGTTCAAAGCAAATCGAATTTCTGTCTGTTCCGGCTGTAGTAATCAGAAAATATAACGGCTGTGTTCTGGCATCACCGGAGCCTTTTGTCATAACGTCAAAAAGTTCTCTGTTCGGCTGTGCATGAAGTTCATCAAAAATAACAGCGTGTACGTTCAGACCATGCTTGGTATATGCTTCAGCTGATAACACCTGATAGAAGCTGTTGGTCGGTTTATACACAAGCCTCTTAACCGACATCACTGGTTTAATTCTCTTTTTCAGAGCAGGACACTGATCCACCATATCCACAGCCACATCAAATACAATAGATGCCTGTTGGCGGTCGGAAGCACAGCCATACACTTCTGCTCCCCATTCCCCGTCACCGCAGGTCATATATAATGCAATGGCAGCCGCCAGTTCCGACTTCCCATTTTTCTTCGGAATCTCACAGTAGCAGGTATTGTACTGCCTGTAGCCATTTTCCTTAACCGTACCGAATAATGTGCGGATAATCTCATCCTGCCAGGAGAGAAGTTCAAACGGAACTCCCCTCCATTTTCCTTTGGTGTGCTTCAGACAATTGATAAAGTTGACCGCATGATCCGCTTTTGTCACATCATACATTAACTGCCACCTCCCTTAATCAAGAGAAGTTCCATCTCATCACTTTCTTTATCCTCAGCTGTATCTGCAACAATTCTGCTTCTCGCAGAAGGAGTAAGCCCAAACTGCTCACAAAATTTATTCATAATCTTAAGATAGGTCTGTGCAATGGATACCTGTGGCACCTGCTGCCAATAGCCACTCGGAGTCTTCACAATCGTTCCATGCTGCGTGATAAATTCCTCTGCTTCTTTCCACCTCGCATATGCCTGACAGTATCCGGCAAAGGCAGCCATATCAATCTCCGTGAGAATCCCCAACTGCTCCAGCTGCTTGCTCATCCTCTTCCATTCTTTTTTCGCTTCATCCTCAAGCCATGACGGACAGCGTGGTGCTTTCTTTTCAGGCTTCGGTTCGGCCGTATTAAGGCTTCTCTTGCCCGGATTGCCCTCCAACACCTTTACTGCCGTAGGCTTTGGCTTACGTCCTCTCTGTGCCACTGTCCTCACCTCCGTTTCATAGCATCAAAAAAGAGCCTCCGAAGAAGCTCTCATCCATATAATTCAATTATTTCTTAACCGCCACAAATCCAAATTGGTCGAATAATGCATGCGGATCAATCTGATATATATTTCAAATCCATCCATTTCTCCGATGTACACCTCGCCACCCAATAAGCCCTTGACTTTGAGTGCGTGGCATCTTGTGTGGTTGTAGGAAAAAATAATCTCACTCATTATTCTTCCCTCCTAATCCCTGCTGATGCACCATGCAATGGCGTGTCCGCCATCTTCAAAATGCTTCTCTGCCTTTTCAATAAGGCTAAGTCTGCATTCGATATATCCAAGTCCAGTTTCCTCTGGAGTCTCAACAAACTCGTAAACTTCTGCGGTAAATCCGTAGTAGGTTTCGCAGGTTACAAGAACCTTTTCCCCATATTTCAAAACCGCTCCGCTTGGTCCAACCTTCATCTGTAACTTTTCCATCGTTGTAAATTCTGTCATGGCTAATGCCCTCCTTGTTTTCTTTTGGTAGGTACATATTCGCTCTAAAAGTCAGATATATCCAGTCTTATCTGCCTGTAAATGTACCAAACAATAAGATCGGATATTGTGTATATTAGCACTCGCCTGTCAGTATAAATTTTGCATAATCTCCCTTGTGTTCCTCAATAAAAACCACAAGTTCATAAAACTTCATCTCATCGGCAATTACCTGAACCATATTCGTGTCAAACATATTGGTTCGCCCCGTAGCCCTGACAGCAAGTATCTGCTCCTTTATTTTTTCTGTCATCAGTCCACCTCATCCCTGCACTCAGTCATTCCCAGACAAAGCTGTGTATATATGGTGGCATATCTCTCCTGCTCGTTTCCTTCCGAACCTGCCATCGCTTTCAGGAAGAAGGCTTGTGCCTCCTCCCTTGACTGCCATGTATCCTTTTTCCCGTAGCAAATGGTTGTTATCTGCTCCATATCTGCCTCCTAGATTTTTCTGCATCGGTCTTCCCCATAAACTACATGAAGACTGCTGCCGTTATCCCATTTAACCATTATGGAACCTGTGTCATCCACACCCCTTACTGTTCCTTCCGTTCCAATTGGCGGTGCTTGCATATCATCCATCCGCTCAAGAACCACACGGCATCCTTTAGGATACTCATTCCGTACCTTCTCCACTTCTTCTCTGCTTGGAAATCTCATGCTACTCATAATAATATCCGACCTCCTTCAATAGATGCTGTTCGACTCTTTTTCCAACGCTGTCGTAAAGAGCCTGTTCAAGAACCGTCTGTTTAAATCCAAATCGGCAGTACCCCTCAAGGCAAATATCATAATAATGCTTTGTCGGGCATCCGAGCGGTCTGTCCTCATGCATGATGTAGATAATGGCTTCTGTTACATCATCTGTTTTCTCGCCAATAAAGGATTGCACTTCCACTTCCATCGTTTTCTTGTAATAAAACGATGGATAACCTTCGTAACGGTCAAGATAATGTTCATCCCTTTCACTAATCCGCCAAACCAGAACCGGAACCATACTTCCCTTCTTTGGCTCAACCGTCAGATAACTTCCTGACTGGCTTCCTTTGAAAAGAAGCTGATAATCCTTAAGTTCTGCGGTCCCCACATATACTGCATCGGGACATCTCTGTGCCATTTGTGCCATTGACAGGTTGCTGCCATAGGCTAAATAATATTTATTCATATTCATCCATCCTTTCTGAAGGGTTCTTCCCTTCTACCACCTTAAGACCGCCGAAGCGGTCGGTGGGCCTCAAAGCTGAATCCTTCAAGCTGCTCTGCCGTGTCTGAAGGCTGTATCCCCTTCAAGGTTTTTGGTAAGGATGTCTCTTGCTGTTGCAAATTCATCTCCGATGAAGCCGAGTCTCAAAAGCCATGTTCTCATTGCGTATTTTGGATTTTCAACCTGTGGCTGTTTCGGGCTGGCACTCGCTACCGTTTTCGCCATCTGGCTGAGTGCGAGGCAAAGCTGTATGTAACTCTTAAGTTCTCCTGCGTGTAAACCGCCCTTTCTTCCGTTGCCAGCGTTGGCAAATTGGAAACATCTGAACTCGATGGTTTTATGTGTGAAGCAAGCGTGGTAATTCAGCATTCTGTATCTTGAATCGTTGTAATGCTGATTTCTGCTGCCCCATACTCCTTCGTACCAAATGTCTGCAAGCTGTTCCATTGTCTTTGGCTTTCTTCTGTTCAGCCTTTCAAGGAAGGAAGGGTCAACCGTTCTGCAGTATCTGTTGATTCGGTTTCGGTCAAGTCTCATTGCGGAAATCAAAAGGCTTTCGTGGCTTGCCATGATGTTCGCAAGGTTTCTGAGGCTCTTTGGAGTGTGGCCATTCAATCCGATGTGAATGTGTACTCCGCACATGTGGGCAGGGTCGCTTTTTGCTCCCTTATGTCTTAGCTGTCTTAAAATCTCCTGCAAATCTGGAATGTCCTCGTAGGTAAGAATCGGTGTTCCAAGTTCTGCCTTCTCGTCATCGGAAGCTGCCTGAATGCTTGAATCTCTTGTGATTTTCCATTCTCTTCCCTTATTGTCCTTGCATGCCCATGCGCTGTAGCTTCCTCCAATGTACTTTACCGTTCCTTCGGTATGAAAATACTCTGCAATCGTTCTCGCTGCCTTTTCCCTTGTGATGTTGTACATCTCAACCTCAACCCCAATGGTCTGCTTTTTCATTTCCTCAATCTGAATTCTTGTTTTTTCGTTCATTCTATGTACCTTCCTTTCGGCTGTTTGTTTTCCCTTTCGGTAGGTACATATTCGCTCTAAAAGCACATATTATCCAGTTAATTCGGAGGCATAATGTACACAAATATTTACTGCTCATATCCATATGAAATTGTGTATTTTATAGCAAAATCCACCCCTCTGCTATTCAGCAGATTCGGTGGATTTCTTACTGTTTCGTTCTTTCCATTTTTCCTTATCTTCCTCGGTTCGGAATGCGGTATGCCCTTTCAGTCTGGAAAGAAATACCTTTCTTGTTTCCTTTCCGTCCTTACCTCCAAGACCGATTCTGACAAGCCAGACTCTCATGTAATATTTTTCATTTTCTTCGATGGTAGCCTTTGGACTTACTCTCTTTGCTTCCTTTGCCGTCTTTGCCATGCAAGCTGCCAATTCAGCATAGGCTCTCGCTTCATCCTCGTTCAGCGGAAATCCGCAGAAAAATATTCTGTCCTCCCCAAAGGCAAGCCCCTCTATACTTTCTTCTTCCGCAATCTGTATCACTTTCTCAAGCGGTATGTTTTCTTCCGCATCCAATCTCTCTACCAGCTTATCGGAAATTCTGAATACCTCTTTTCCGACTGCTTTTTCCAAAAGGTACTGTTTGCTGTGAATCATGTAAATAAGATTTTTAATACCCTCTGCTGTGAATCCCTCTATCGGAATCCCAATGTTAAGTCTGTCTGCTTCGCCTTCAGCAAGACCTCTCGCTACTAATTCATTCTGCATGGTAAGTGCTGCCTCCTCGGATTCGTGTTCCACGTTGCCATCACGATCCACTGTATACTCCCCGACCTTGTATCCAAAGGATGGTGGTCCCTGATATTTTGCTTTTACATTAAGGATTTCCTCCATCGCTTTTACAACGTCTTTTCTGTTTTCTGCTGTTGTTTTTACCTTCATTTGCTTTTCCTCCATTCAATTTGGTACTACATATATCACTCTGAATGGAGGAAATAGCAAGTTATTTATTCACTAATTTTCCCGTGATTCCGGCAGTGACATTGCCACCGCAAATGCCACAGTAGCGGTCACCGCATTCCCTGCCTGTTTGTAAAGCTGTGCATCCGAATTAACAGATGCCGCTTTATCAAATAAAACATCCGGGAAACCTTGCAGACGGAAACACTCTCTCGGAGTGAGCCTGCGGATTCTTCCGCACTTCATAAGAGTCCCCATTTGCCCGGAGCAATCCAATGTCTGGGAACAGCCTTTTCCAACCCTTCCCCTTCTGGTATCGCTCTCGGGATATGCAAGGCTAATACCATCACCAACGTGTGCTTCGTCATACCCCTGTTTTGTACCATTTCTGACACGGAGCATGGTTTCCTCATTCTGTTGCACTTTCTCACACACAAACACACCATGTCTGTCCTGTGAGGTAAGCGTGAACATCGGCTCTCCATCTTCTTTCATCCGTCTGCCATTCTGCCTTTTCTCCATACGTTCCGGTGTCAGAACCGGATGCACTTCCATAACTGCAGAATTCATTGCAGTATGATTTACCATCCCGGAAGTATACCTTGCAGTTATGCATCTGGCATTTTCCGTCAGCTTTGGAGCATGGTTGCTCTGATCAATAAATATCCTCGTGCCACAGCCTTTGTTTACAGTAACCGTTGGTGCAATTCCGTCTTCATGATAAACATTTCCACCCTGCCCATGACCACTCGGATTCAGATTGCCCATAAGATACAAGCCTGTCTTGGCTCCTACACCTCCGGCATTTCCAACGAGGGTAGCTGATATGCCATCCGTGCCATATACACGGTATCCCTGCATCCCACCTACAAGTTGGTTAAGAGTTGCTGCGTTTTCTCCGCAGAGAGGTAATATTTCTCGTCCACCTCGGCTTCTAAGATTTGCGATAATGAACACACGTTCCCTGTTTTGGGGGACTCCGAAGTCTTTTGAATTAAGCACCTGCCACCGACAGTCATACCCCGCTTCGTCCATTTCAGACAGAACGCTGGCAAAGTCGAAGCCTGAATTAATTGATAACAGGTTCTTAACGTTCTCAACAAGAAGGTATGTGGGCTTATCACTTTCTTCTTTGCCTTTGATGAGGTCAATAATGTTGTAATATATCCCACTTCGCTCTCCGACAAGTCCCCGCTGTTTTCCTGCAACGGAGATGTCCTGGCATGGGAATCCGAAACACCAGATGTCTGCATAGGGGACATCTTCTGATTTAAGTTTTGTGACATCATCTGCTTTCCACTCTCCTTCCGTGTCGTACATTGCTTCATAAGAAGCCCTCGCAAATCTGTCATATTCACAATAACCGATACACCTATGGCCGGCAGATTCCAGACCAAGTCTGAAACCGCCTATGCCTGAACATAAATCAAGGAAGGTCAGCTGTTGCATTGGCTTCACCTTCCTTCCCTAAATCCCGATATGAAATTTTCACATTATTTCTAATAACGAAAACATCATCGGCAGAGCCTTTCATCTCCATATAACGGTTGACGATGACATCCACAAACTTCTCTTCCAGCTCCACACCATAGCAAATACGCCCTGTCTGTTCACAAGCCATAAGTGTCGAACCGGAACCAAGAAACGGGTTCAGAACCACACATCCCATCATGGAAGAATTCTGTACCGGGTATGCCATCAGAGCAATCGGCTTCATAGTCGGATGGTCTTTGGATGCCTTCGGACGGTCATATTCCCAAATGGTGGTCTGCTTCCTGTCGGAATACCACTGATGCTTACCGCCTTTCTTCCATCCGAACAGACACGGTTCGTGCTGCCACTGATAAGGACTGCGTCCAAGCACCAGTGCATTCTTTTTCCAAATACAGCATCCCGATAACTTGAACCCGGCATCCGCAAACGCCTTTCTGAAATTCAATCCCTCGGTATCCGCATGGAATACATAGATAGAAGCATCGTCCTCCATGTTCTGTTCCATATTCACAAAGGCAGCAAAAAGGAATCTGTAAAAATCCTCATCTGCCATATTGTCATTCTTAATCTTTCCGGCAGTCTCCTCCACATCTACATTGTACGGTGGATCTGTCAGAACCAGATTTGCTTTCCTGCCATCCATAAGGATGTTGTATGTTTCCGGCAAAATAGAATCGCCACAGATAACACGGTGTTTGCCCAGGAGCCACACATCACCTGTCTGTGCCACTGTTGGTTTTTTCAATTCCGCTTCTACATCGAAATCATCTTCTTTTACCTTTTTGTCATGCACCTTTGAAAATAGCTGTTCAATCTCCGGCGGTTCAAAGCCTGTAAACCCAACATCAAAATCTGAATCCTGCAAGTCCTGAATCAAATCTGCCAACAGTTCCTGATTCCATTCGCCTGAAATCTTATTCAACGCAATGTTGAGTGCCTTTTCCTGAGTTTTGCTGACTTCCACAATCGCACACGGTACTTCCGTATAACCAAGGGCAGCTGCTACTGTTACCCTCTGGTGACCTCCGATAATTGTCATATCGGAATTAACCACTACAGGGTCAGCAAATCCAAATTCTTCAATGGAATGCTTAATCTTTTCATACTCCTTGTCCCCCGGCTTTAATTTTTTACGGGGATTGTACTCTGCCGGATTTAAGTCCTTAATCGGCAGAACTGATAGCTTCGCTGTCTTCATCTTCTACCTCCCAAAATCTTGCTTTGATGTAGCAGTCATGACTGCAATACTTCCTTTTCCTGTTACCGTAGCTTAAGAACTCTTTACCGCAACGCACACACCGCAGGGTACATGGCACTCTCTTTTCTGTTGATTCGTTCCGGGTGTCCTTTCCACCATTCCCGTCTGCATTTATCTGAGCAGAACTTCTTTGGTCTTCCGGTATCCGGCTGTTTCATTTCCTTACCGCAGTACAGACACGCTTTCCCAAGCATGACCTGTTCCCGTATGTTTTTTGTCAGTGCCGAACCATACCCGGAAAGCCCTCTGCTTTTACAGAAGTTCCTCACGATATCACGGGACAGCCCTACCGTAAGAGCAATGGAACGGTAACCAATCCCCTGCTCCCTCATTTCCCTTATCTGCTTTGCCTGCTGCTCCGTCATATCCTTTCACATCCTTCCATTCAAACGGGCATAAAAAATGGGTAAAAAAGCACCTCTTTTTGCGCCTTTTTACCCATTAAAAACACGGTTTTTCTATACTTTTTATCGAAACTCTCTGACGGATTTCCCTTGCATTTAAACACATTCTGCGAAAAATATCACACCGCCGGACTATCCCCCCTGCTTAATTCTGCGAAAATTCACGTTTGAGGGGGCGGCGGTCAATCCTGCACAGGATTGTGGAGATTTAATACCCCCACCCTTGTGTATGATACACAATCAATATTTATATTCCTGATACCTGTCCTCGGTCATTGTCTTCACGTCATGGTGGTGCTTGCAAAGCGGCTGCCAGTTACTCTCATCCCAAAACAAAATCGGATCACCCCGATGCGGTTTGATGTGGTCAACCACAGTCGCTTTCACAAGCCTTCCCTCCCTCTGACACTGAACGCAAAGAGGATGGCATTTAAGAAACCTTTCTCTTGCCTTCCTCCACTTACTGTCATACCCTCGCACTGCTGAATCCCCACGTTCCTGCCCATGCAGAGAAGCGTGTTCTTCACAATACATTCCGTCCACCAGCTTTGGACAGCCGGGATGCTTACACGGTTTCTTTGGTTTTCTTGGCATAGCACCACGCTCCTTTCTTATGTAACGGGTACGGTGAAAGGATAAAGCCCTTACCCATGCCAAGTGAAAGACAGAAAAAAAGACCAAACCATATAGGGTTCAGTCCGCATCTAATCTTTCACGCCTACACTATATCACGAAAAATGCTCCATGTCAGTACACCGGGCAGTACACACTTAGTACACCTTTGGTACACCACCCGACAGCAAAAGGGGGTAACTTTTTAATATTCGGTAATGCTATCTTTATAGTTGATAACTTACCAATTCAGAGTTAATATGACCTCATAGGTAATTGCGAAACAAGTCCGCAATCCTGACTGAAAACAGGCGAAGGCTCCTGTCATGCAGGATTCTTGGGATAGGAAGTGAAAATCGTTCATTTCTTGGCACAACAAATAAACCTCATGGGCTTATGAAGTTGGTAAGTCCTATGCTATGAGTGGTTTTAAACTTCGTATGTATTGATGCTGGTGAATTTTATCAGCAACCATGACAGTTATTAACTGAGAAATTCCTGCAAGCAACAAATCTGCATGTAGTGTTTTCTCATTTTGGGTTTTACGACCGGCAATACAGAAACTGTCTTTAAAATGGTTGATTGATTTTTCAACGTTTACACGGATTTTATAGGTCTCATCCCATTCTACGGAACCACGTTCCACACCGGGATAGGCACGCAGATTCTTTTCGGGGTAAATGTAAATCATTCTTCCACAGGAAGATGTGGTACAGGGGTTCTCACAGCGGCAGACACGGCGTTTCGTTTTGGTTTCACGGTTGTATTCCCATTTCATTTTAGGGCATACAAACTTCATGCTGGGAAGTTTGCTTCTCAGATGAGATTTACTCCCTTCCCGTTTCATAGGAAGTGTGGAATCATGCGGACAGCAAGGAACACCATTTTCGTTGAAGGTGTAGCCATTTTCTTCCATTGATAGTTTTGTCCGGAGTGGAATAAATGCTTTTTCAAAGCCAAGATCATCCAAAAGGGCTTTGTAGATTTCAATGGTATCAAAAGCGGCATCGCCTAGAAAAGTTTTAGGGTTGATCAAAGGATGCTTCTGAAAGAAATCAATCAAAACAGGGAGCAGTGCCTTAGAGTCCGCAAGTGATTTATCTTCATCTGGTGAATCGGATTTCTTTTCAACAATGATATTAGGATGAGCATTTAGGAAATCTTTATTGTAGAAGGTAATATCGCGAACAATACCAAGACCATTAGTGACAATACCAAACTTATAGGCATAGCAGAAATGTCCGTTGATGTACATCTGTTGGATAGCTGGGTTAGCAGTAGCGTGTGCAGGCATTGAGCCGTAAGCAGCTTTGTAAGGATCAAAGTTTTTATCAAAGTTGTGAGCCTTTGCAAAGGCCTTTAACTGTTTTATGATACGGTTTGCGTATTTCGGATTATTTTCTGTTACCCATGCCTCAATTCCAGAAGTATCAAAGATACTCATGGAAGCAAGGTTAGAATCAATACGTTGGCAGATCGGTTCAGTGATATCAACTAAGTGATCGAACATCGATTGTAAGTCCATAAGAAAGTCCTGTTTAAAGCGGGTAAATTTTGAGGCATCAGGAACAACACGGAAGCCACAGAAATCCCGTAGTTCCTGAGAATATTTTAAAAATATAATCAGAAGAGTATCTGTCGGGATTGAGAAAATGCGCTGAATAAGGAGAGCCTTAATCATAGGATAAAGTGGATGCTTACGAGGTCTTCCTGTAGAAGCGTGAAAATGAGTAACAAAAGAAACAGGAACAATTTCATCAAGATTAATGGTTTGGTCAAGTAGAGAAAGAAACTGATATTTGTCATTATCGAATTTATTTTGGCAATCTTCAAAAACTTCTGCCAAAGCGAGCTGCTTATATGGTATCATATAGGTACATCTCCTTTCGGGTGGTTGGTTTATAGTTTCTAGGCAACTCTATTTTACCACAATCCGTTGAGGAGATGTTTTGTTTTATAAAAGTTAAAATGCCGTATTTATGCGGCTTGTGGCGTTTCGCAAACACCTAATTATAGAAAATAAATGAAAGGAGAGACGCGTATGATCACAAAATTTGAGAGAAAAGTGATCGCAGGACTTACAGCTTTTCTGATGTGCCTGTCGATGGTGTTAGCAGTTCCGGTTTCTGTAAATGCAGAGGCAGAACAGACGCAGGATGAAGCGGTAAGTGGTGCAAAGCAAGAGGAGACAGTGAGTGATGTGCAGATGCAGGATGAAACTGTAAATGATGCACAGCAAGACGTAACTACGGGAGAGGAAGTTGAAGAAGGTGCGGCCGGAGATATACAGAAATTGCCGGGGATGAGCGCAGAAAGCACAGATGCAATGCTGAATACAACGTCACAAGAAGATGTGATAGGAAGTATTACTCTCAAGAAAGACGGCACGGAAGAATCCGGTTCGATTATGCTGCAGGAAGATCAGACATCTGTTCGTTATCAGTTGAATGTTGAAGAAGACGGGCAATATTATATTACGGCAACAGGTGATAATTATTGGAGTACGTATGCGAGCATTACGGAAGAAACCGAAGACGGAACACAAGATGTGGAGATTATCAATTCACGAGTTGAACTTCGTAAAGCAGGAACATATTATTTGGAATTATCAGATTATTCATCAGAATCTCAAAAAATTATAAAATGGAAAGCCGGAAAAGTCAAAGATATTACCCCCGGAGAATTTGATATAGAGTTAAATGAGGAGAAGCCTGAGGCGTACTATAGATTGACAGTGGATGAATCCGGGGTTTATTATGTGCGTTCTGTAAAGGGGATGTCAGTTAAGATAAGAGACACACAGACAGGAAATGAAATTTTATCTTCATCGTCTTTTTATAAATTAAAAAAAGAGAATGTTTATGAGATTACACTCGGAAGATACAGTTGGGAAAACGCTTCAGGAAAATGGGGAATTCTGAAAGGAATCGAAAAAGAAGTAGAGTGTGACAAAGTGTATATTAATGAGACAGATGGCGTTTACTATAAGTTCGTTCCGAAAACGACAGGATATTATAGTGTAGAAGGCGGTTTTTATGACGAAGAGTGGAATCAGATTTATTCCGAAGAAATGCTTGCCGGGAATGCGTATTATTTAGCGCCGTATGGAAGATATTGGTGTATTAAACAGTCTGAATATACTCCGATTGATCCGGGTGGTTCTGGTGGAAAAGTACAGGTCAAAGTAGGCGAGACGTATACTCATGATATGAGAAAAGGCGGTTTTTATGAGTTTATACCGGAAGAAACGGCAAGTTATCATTTCCGCTCTAATGAAAATGTGAAACTGGAAGTTAAAGAGAGGATATTCGAGATAAACGGTATCGGAACTTTAGAAGGCAAAGTTGACTATTCAGTAGTTATGAGAGCCGGATCTGTATATTGGATACATTTGTACGAGATGGATGCAGCAACAGTTACATGGACGATTGAAAAAACAAAAACAAAAACTGCGGTGACAGGAACAAAATATACTGCTGTAAAAGGCGGATCAGACACATATGATTTTGTACCAAGTAAATCCGGAGATTATTCTGTTTCTTTTAACGGAAAAGGCGGAGTTTTAGTATATGATGACGCATGGAATGAGATAAAAAAATATTATCCTGAAGAAGCAGACGGAAGCCGTGTTGTTCTTTCGCTGGAACAGGGAAAAACGTATCACTTTGCTGTTGCAGCATTAGAGAAAGATATGCAATGGGAAATCGAATCAGCTAAAACAAAAAACGGATTCGTATACACAAATTTAGCTGATAATACAGTAGAGATTTTGAAATATACAGGAACGGAAAGTAATGTAACAATACCGGATAAGATTGACAATAAAGTCGTAAAAACTCTTGGAGCTGAATCATTTACAGAGAATGAGACGGTAGTAGGAGTTACGATTCCGGCACAAGTTACGAATCTGCAGTACGGAGCGTTTGCATCATGTACGAATTTGAAGAAAGTAACTTTCGCACAAGGCAGTCAACTGAAAAAAATCAAAGAAGAAACATTTGAACACTGTCAAAAGTTAGAAGAAATACATATTCCCGACAGTGTTACACAAATAGAGAAGGGAGCGTTTTATTATTGTCGGTCTTTGAGCAAGTTAACGCTAGGGAAGAAGCTTGAGGTAATTGATAACAACGCCTTTGAAGGCTGCAGCAGTCTGAAACAGATTGAAATTCCTGATTCTGTGGAAAGTATCGGAGAGGGAGCATTTACATATTGCACTTCTCTTGAACATGTGACGATTGGAAATAAACTGGCATATGTAGCGAAAAGTGCATTTTCATGGTGTAACCTGACGGAAATTACATGGGGAGACGGAATTGCAAAAATCGGAGACAGTGCGTTTGCTTGTAACCAAAAACTTACGACGGTTTCGATTCCTGATACAGTAACGGAACTTGAATACAAAGCGTTTGCCGGATGTGTAGAGTTAAGTGATATTGAAATTCCTGATTCGGTAGAAGCAATCGGAGGCTATGCATTTGAGAAGTGGGATATATATAATGAAGGTGGGGACACTGCATGGTATGACGCACAGGCTGACGGTGATGTGTATGCCGGAAAAGTTTACTACAAATATAAAGGAACAATCGCAGAAGGCGGTACTGTCAATCTGAAAGCCGGTACGAAAGGAATCGCAGGATATGCGTTCCTTGATCAGATAAATCTGACAGGAATTGAAATTCCTGATAGTGTAACGAATATCGGCGATTATGCATTTGTCGGATGTGAAAAATTAAACAAAGTGACTGTCCCTGCTTCTGTAACAAAAATCGGAGAGAAAGCTCTTGGATATTTGACGTCGGGAAAGGGAGGACAGGCTTATAAGTTAGAAGGCTTTACGATCCGGGGAGTAGCCGGTTCAGCTGCGGAGAAGTATGCGAAAGAAAACGAATTTAATTTTGAGGCGTATACTCCTGAGTATATTAGAGGAGATGTGGATGCCGACAGAAAAGTTAGTATCGGAGACGTCCGTATGACATTGCGGAGCATCTGTAAGAAGGCGGAATTGAACGGAACACAGAAGCTTGCGGCAGATGTGGAAAAAGACGGAACAGTAGATATAAAAGACTTGCGGAAGATTTTAAGATATGTCTGCGGTAAAATTGAATATTTGTAAAGCATATTATTAAGTGTATTGTTAAACGCATTTTGTGAGTGAATCTCAAAAGTGTAAGAATGGGAAGAACCCTGCTTTGCCGAAAGGCGGAGCGGGGTTCTTCTTATACTGCGATCATCCGTGAATGTGAGCGCTGACGATATCTCCGCGATAACTATTCTGTGGATGCCAGTGATATCTGCGGCGATAACTATTCTGTGGATGCCAGTGATATCTGCGGTGATAACTATTCTGTGACTGTCGGCGATATATGTTGTGGTAATTATTCTGTAAATGTCTGTGATATATGTTGCGGTAATTATTCTGTAAATGCAAGTAATATGTGATGCAGTGATCTGTGCAGATACGGCAGATATTCTTCCATACTGACAGGCTGGCTGTTATGGATACAGTTATAACTTGTAGAGCCGATCAGTTCTATCATCGTGAATAGAAGCAGTTCCGGAGCAGGGCAGTTTACATTGTATTTTTTCAAAGCGGTCATGTAGTGATCGTAGAATTGGCTGGAGAAAGAAGGATCTCCGTTTGTAAAGACACTTTTAAATATCCCCCATGATAAGTTTTTGGCAATAAACTCCATGAAGAAGTGGTTTTTTTGAAATCGTTCGATAATGTAGTCCGTAGTAAAGAGCAGTTCATCCTCAAAACTGCTCACATTTGCTTTTTCAAGAGCGCGGTGTGCATCGTCAAAAAGTTGATTTGCCTTATATACGATGAGTTTGTCACGCAGATCGTATTTATCCTTGAAATACAGGTAAAAAGTTCCTTTTGCAAGGCCGGCCTGTTGGACAATATCAGAAATTGTTGTTTTGGCAAATCCTTTTCCTGTGAAAAGATGAAAGGCAGTTTCGAGAAGTGTGCTCTCTTTCTGCTTTTTATTATCCTCAACTTTGCTCATAATAGATCCCCTCTTATTTTTGATGCTTAATCTTTTGTTATTTTTCCTATATTATGAATTGTTTTATTGAGAAAGTCAATAAAATGACTAAAATTCATTTTTATCGCTGAAAAATATTGACTATTAGTCATTTTTGGAATATATTGTGTATTATACAAAAAATAAGGAGATGATTTCAGTGGTCAAAGCAGGCAAGTGGATTGCAAAGCATCGGGTGTTGATCTTGATTGTCAGCGCGCTGCTTATGATTCCGTCTTTTTTCGGAATCGTGAATACGAGGGTCAACTATGATCTGCTCAGCTATCTGCCTGAACATCTTGAAACCGTGAAGGGGCAGGATATTTTGGTAGATGAATATGGCATGGGAGCGTTTTCCATGGTCGTAGTAGAAGATATGGAACTAAAGGATGTACAGAAGCTGGAAGAAAAGTTCAGCGAAGTACCGCATGTAAAAGATGTGTTATGGTACGATGATGCCGCAGATATCAGTCTTCCCGTCGAGATGCTGCCGAAGGATATAAGGGAAGCCTTTTTCAAAGGAGAAGCAACGATGATGTTGGCTCTTTTTGATAATACGACATCTTCGGACGAGGCAATGGATGCGGTGACACAGATGAGGCAGATTGCAGATAAGCAATGCTTTATAAGCGGAATGACAGGTGTTGTTACAGATATTAAAAATCTTTGCCTGCATGAGCTCCCGATTTATGTGGTGATCGCAGTACTCTGCTGTCTTTTGATATTGGAACTGACGTCCACGTCGTTTCTTGTACCGATCTTGTTTTTGATAAGTATCGGAGCGGCGATTGTATATAATCTCGGAAGCAATATCTTTTTGGGAGAAACGTCCTATATTACGAAAGCGCTGACTGCGATTTTACAGTTAGGCGTAACGATGGATTATTCCATTTTCCTTTTGAATAGTTATGAGGAAAATAAGAAACGGTTTCCGGGAGAAAAAGAACGGGCGATGGGGCATGCGATCGCGAATACGTTTAAGTCGGTTGTCGGAAGTTCGGTGACAACGATCGCAGGCTTCGCGGCGTTGTGCGCCATGACGTTTACACTTGGAAGAGATCTCGGAATCGTAATGGCAAAAGGTGTTGTTATGGGAGTGCTCTGTTGTGTGACGCTGCTTCCTTCACTTGTTCTTGTATTTGACAAATGGATAGAAAAAACAACGCATAGACCACTGTTTTCTAATATGAATAAACCGTCAGAGTTTATTACGAAACATTATGCTGTCTGGATCGTTTTGTTCCTTGTCCTTTTGTTCCCTGCAATTTACGGAAACAACCATACGAAGATCTATTATAATATCGCTCAGTCTCTTCCGGGATCGCTTGACAGTAATGTGGCGAATGAAAAACTGGAAAAGGATTTTGAAATGGGAAACATGCATATGATCCTCATGGATAAAAATATGGATGGTGTGCAGAAACAGAAAATGCTCGATCAGGTTGATGAAGTTGACGGTGTAAAATGGACGATCAGCATGAACTCTTTGATAGGTCCGTCCGTGCCGGATTCGATGATCCCGGACGATATTAAGAGTATGTTGAAAAGCGATCACTATGAGCTGGCATTTATTTGTTCGGAATATGCATCTGCAACAGATCAGGTAAATACACAGATCGCACAGATCGACGATATTGTGAAATCATATGACGATGACGCTATGGTGATCGGGGAAGCGCCTTTGATGAAAGACCTTCAGGATGTAACGGATGTAGACCTTACAATGGTCAATGTTCTTTCGATGGCGGCGATCTTTCTGATCATTATGATCGTATTTAAGTCAATTTCCCTTCCGGTTATTCTTGTATCGGTTATCGAGTTTGCAATAGCGGTCAACATGGCGTTTCCATATTATATGGGAACGGAACTTCCGTTTGTGGCAAGTATTGTGATCGGAACGATTCAGCTTGGAGCGACTGTTGACTATGCGATCTTGATGACGAGCCGTTATCAGAAAGAACGCGGACGCGGAAGGTCGAAAAAAGAAGCGATCGCGATCGCTCATAAAACAAGCATGCCGTCAATTATCAGCAGCGGTTTAAGTTTCTTTGCGGCGACGTTCGGAGTGGCGTGCTACTCTAAAGTAGACATGATCGGTTCTATATGTACATTGTTGGCAAGGGGAGCGATCATCAGTATGATCGTAGTTATACTTGTACTTCCGGCGATGTTTATGATATTTGATAAAATTATCTGTAAGACATCGATTGGATTTCTCGGAGAAAAGGCGAAGAAAACGGCGCAATAAAAAGTAATGGAAACAAAAAGTAAAACTATGAATGTCGGGAAAGGATGTTGGCAGTTATGAATAAAAACAGAAGAATGAAACATGTAGTAGCGGCTTCACTGGCTTTCGGAGCGGCGGCGCTTACCGGATTCGGACAGATCGCTCCGGCAGCAGTATATGCGGCAGAGCAGACGGAAACTGTGAAAACAGAAAGTACAAAAAGCGGAGAACAGGCAGACGAAGGCCTGTTTAAAGAAGAAACGGTTTATGTCAATGCAGATGCAAACGGAGCGGTAAAACTTATAACAGTTTCGGATTGGCTGAAAAATGCGGGAACGACAGAAAGTTTAAAAGATGTCAGCGAACTTGACGGTATTAAAAATATTAAAGGAGAAGAAACCTTTTCGGAGTCGGGCGATAATCTGACGTGGGATACAAACGGCGCAGATATTTATTATCAGGGAACGACTGAAAAAGAACTTCCGGTTTCCGTGAAACTGACCTATTATCTGGATGGAAAGAAAATCAGTCCTTCAGAGCTGAAAGGAAAAAGCGGACATCTGAAGATCAAAATTGATTATACAAATAACACAAAGAAATCGGTGAATGTAAGCGGAAAATCCGAAGAACTAAGCAGTCCGTTTGTAATGATGACAGGAATGATACTTCCGAATGAGACGTTTAGCAATGTGGCGATCGACAACGGAAAAGTAGTGTCAGACGGGAATAGAAATATCGTACTTGGATTTGCTGTTCCGGGTATGAAAGAAAGTCTGGGAATGAATGATTTCTCGCAGTCGTCTTCGCAGGTATCGCTTCCTGAAAGTCTTGAGATAAGCGCGGACGTAACGGATTTTACGATGTCCTCTACTTATACGGTCGCATTGTCCGATATTTTGGAAGATTTGAATGTGAAAGAAATCGTTGATTACAGTTCTTTGCAAAGCGCTCTTGATGAGCTGGAAAATGCGGCGTTGGAACTGGTAAGCGGAACAGATACGTTGTCTTCCGGGGCGGCGCAGCTTTCTTCCGGCGCGGCAGAATTAGAAGACGGCATCAAGAAATATACAGATGGAACGGATACGTTGGCAAATGGAGTTGTATCTTATGTAAATGGGGAACAACAGTTAGCAGACGGCGCAAAAAGCCTTACGGAATTGAGCGCAGGCTTATCCCAGGTTCAGTCAGCAGTGAGTCAGCTTAGCGCAGCCACAGACGGAAGTTTGACAAGCGTGAATGAGAAAGATATTAAGGCAGGAGCGCAGAAATTGGCAGACGGAACGCAGCAGCTTGTACAGGTTCTCGGAACAGAGGCTGTTCAGGCTGTGATGCAGCAGGTGACAAGTATGATCGAGATGGGAAAGGCGCTCATTGAGGAAACGAAAGGGCTGGAAACAAGTCTGCAAAACGGAATCGTAACCCCGGTTCAGGATCTTGCGGCGCAGGCACAGGCAATTTCAGGAGAGCTTCAGAAAATTTCAGATTTGCAGACGAATCTTACAAATGCATGTACTGCCGTAAATACTGCGGTAAACGAAAATAATGCTGTTATTGATGCCGATAATGGACAGATTGCGGCGAATAACGAAAAGATTACGTCAGCTAAGACGAAAGCCATCTCAAGTTCACAGACGATTCAACAGGCGGTAGATTCCCTGACGGCGAAGAGAAATGAAATCGCACAAAATGATCCTCAGTCAGCGGCTCTTGCAGATCTTGATAATGCGATACAGGCGCTGAATGAAGCGAAAAACGCCGCGGCTGAAGTGACCGATATGCCGGAACTTTCTTCTATAGAAGGAAAACTAAATCCGGTGCAGGCGGATCTGTCAGGCGTGGATGTGCAGGCTGTTCAAAATGCAGTAGGAAAAATGAAAGTAGATCTGTTTACATTAAAACTTGCGGCTGCAGGAATGAATGCAAAACTTCCCGAAGTAGAAGAAAAATTAGACGCAATCCAGAAAGCGGGAGAAAACCTGCCTTTGGATCAACTGGGAGCGCTGACAGGTAAGATCGACGATCTAAATACGGGAATGCAGGGGCTTAACAGTGGAATCGGATCTTTGCATACGAATCTATCATCTTTAGATCAATCTCTTGCAGTATCAGTACCGAAAGCGGCTTCCGGAATCGCACAGCTAAACGGAGGATTTACACAATTAGGCAGCTTTAACAGTCAGCTTACGGCAGGAGCGGAGCAGGTAAAAGAAAACAGCAGCGTACTGAAAAACGGAGTGTCGGCTTTGAACAGCGGAGCGAAAACTTTGTCAGAAGGAGCTGTGACGCTGGCGGACGGAATGAAGACGTTTGATGCAGAAGGAACGAGTAAACTGAAAACAACGGTTGAAGGTGCGGTCGGAGAATTGATGAACCGGTTAGAAGCGCTGACATCTAAAGAGTGCAGCTATGATACGTTCAGCGGAAAAGACAGCGCGATGGACGGTAATGTAAAATTTGTAATCGAAACAGAAGCGATTGAATAAAAGCAGAAAAAATGCCTCCCCTGTCTGAGCCGCAGGAGAGGCATTTTTTATAAGGACAATTAAATAAACTTCTGTTCAGGAGCATCCACTTGGGAGTGGATGCTTCCATTTTTCCATCCAATAATTGACCTGCAGCATATAAGCAAGCATCTGAGGTCCTGCCATAAGCTGCCCATACCATGGTTTTCCGTAGTCGGAAGGCGTATCAAGGAAACGCAATACTTTCTTTTTATCAAGAAATGTTCGTATAGGAGCATTGGGGGAAGCGAGGACTTCTTTTAGTTGATCTGCGAGCAATGCTTCATAATGAGGATCATAAGTTTTTGGATAAGGACTTTTGCGTCTCCACAAGATCTCTTTTGGCAAGATGCCCTCTCCGGCATGGCGGAGCAGACCTTTTACAATTCCGTCCGGACATTTGATGTCCCACGGGATATTGAAAATGTATTCTACGATCCGATAATCGGCAAACGGTACGCGGGCTTCAAGTCCGCTGTACATACCGGCGCGGTCCATCCGATCAAGAAGAGTTGCCATAAACCAGCGGATATTCAGGTAGGCGATCTCACGCCGACGTTTTTCTTCGGGAGAATCATCAGGTAGAACCGGCGTTTCACGAATCGTCTGTTCATAGGCGTTAAGGGCATATTCTTCCATGTTCAGTTCGTGAATAAAATCGTCGTCTAACAATGCTTGCCGCGGCTGCATAGAAGGCGACCATGGAAACATATTCGTTTCAAATGAGCTTTTTTTATGAAACCAAGGGTAGCCTCCGAAAATTTCATCAGCACATTCGCCTGTAAGGACAACGCTGTTGAACTGTTTGACAAGTGAACAGAAATACAACATAGAGGACTCGACGTCGGCCATGCAGGGGAGATCCCGCGCGTCTACGGCTTTGTACAGATAATCCAGTTGATCCTGACTGCTGCATTCGAGGAAGTGATGGTTTGTTTCATATAATTCTGCCATCTGTTCGGCAAACGGACGATCCTGACTTGGCTGGAATGTATTGGATTTAAAATACGTTTTGTTTTCCGTGAAATCAAAAGAAAAAGTATTTAGTTTTTCCCCTGATTTTGCCAGATGTCCGGCGCAGACGGCAGTGACGAGGCTGCTGTCTATTCCGCCGGAAAGAAACGTGCAGATGGGAACGTCTGAAAGCATCTGCTTTTTGATGGAATCTGTGAGAAGCCATCTCGTTTTTTCGATTGTATCAGAAGGCGAATCAGCGTGGAGGCAGCTGCTAAGTTTCCAGTAAAACTGTCTTTTGAAAGAAGTGTGACTAATGGAAATGTGTTCGCCGGGGAGCACTTCAAGAATATTTTTAAATACACCTTTTCCGTATGTTTTTGCAGGACCTAAGGCGAATATTTCATTGAGGCTGTTCCGGTCAAGTTCGGGAACGATATCGGGATAGGCAAATAATCCCTTGATTTCGGAAGAAAAAATAGTAGTCTCGTCTTTTTTTGTATAAAAGAGAGGTTTGACACCGAGCCTGTCGCGGAACAGATGAAGCGTTTGACAAGATTCATCCCACAGCGCGATTGCAAAGATTCCGTTTAACTTTTTAATAAAAGATGGTCCGCAGCGCATAAATCCGGCAAGGATTACTTCTGTATCGCCGGACGTCAGAAACTGTTCACCTTCAGAAATCAATTCTGCTTTCAGTTCCGGGGCATTATATATTTCACCGTTATATGCAATGACACAACTGTGATCGCCTCTGACGCGTCTCATCGGCTGATGTCCGGTGACTAAGTCGATGATGTTCAGACGAACATGGGCAAGCCCGCATTGAGGGGAGAGAAACGTACCTTCATCATCCGGCCCACGGTGCTTTTGAACTTGATTCATCATTTCTAAAATGTGGTTTCTGTAGTTCTTTTCTTTTGTATAATCCGCAGATGGGTTAAAAAATCCGGCGATTCCGCACATAGAAAATTCTCCTTCTTCTATTTTTTGACAATATCGCGTATGACAGGCTGAAGCTGCCGGTTCTCAAGAGCGGCTTCCAAAGCCGGGATAAGCAGATCGGTATGGGCAGTCATTGAATTCGGCTTTTTTTCGGGATCATCCTGCCCGAACGGAACAAAGTAGATATTTTTCGTATTTAAAAGAAGTCCGATATTTTTCATATTCATACCGAGGGCGTCGTTTGTCGATAAAGATAAAAGAAGCGGTTTGTTGTTGCGTAAATGGGCTTTTGCCGCCATTAAAGCAGGTGTGTCGGTGATTCCGTTTGCCAGTTTGGCAAGCGTATTTCCGGTGCACGGAAGGATCACAAGTGCGTCGAAAAGGTTTTTCGGACCGATCGGCTCTGCTTCGGAAATAGTCATCATCGGTTTATTTCCCGTAATTTCTTCTGCACGCCTATAAAATGATTCGGCAGAACCGAAACGGGAGTCTGTGGATGCGGCTGCGGTTGAAAAGACTGTCTGGACAGAGCCACAGCAGTTTGAAAGTTTTTGCAGTTCCAGAAATGCTTTTTTGTAAGTGCAGAACGAGCCGGTAAAAGCGACTCCGATCTGCGTTTCTTTTAAGGACAAAGGGGATTCCTCCTTTCATTTTGCGCATGAATTATGAGAGATACAGTTTTGATTCGATAAATTGTTTTAAGTGACGGGCAGAAGATGCGGGAGCATATTTGCCGGGAAGTCCTAAGCAGTGCAGAGCAGATATGCCGAGACGCTGAGCCGCGTCATAATCGACCCCTCCGGGGGAAGAGGCAATATCAATAATAAGAGCAGAAAGATCTACGTTTTTTAAAGTCTCTTCATTTATAAATTGCGCCGGAACAGTATTAAAAATGAAGCGAAAATCTCCGGCGTGATCG